TGGCCAAGGATCACCCGCTGTTTTTGGGTGATGTGGGTCTTTGGAATGGCATCCTGATTGTCAAGATGCCCAAGCCGATCCGCTTTTACGCAGGCGACGACATCGCTTACTGCGCGGCCTACGACAGCGAGGTCGAATCGACCGTGAAGGTTCCTGCCGCTTTCGGCACGACCTTCGCGGTGGATCGCGCGCTGCTGCTGGGCGGCCAGGCGCTGGCGCAAGCCTTCGGGCGCTCGGAGCACAGCGGCGTGCCGTTCTTCTGGTCGGAGGAAAAGGGCGATCACGGCGACAAGATGGAAATCTTGATCGGCGCCATCCTGGGTATGTCCAAGGTGCGCTTCGCGGTGGATCACGGCGANNAGCAGTTCACCGACCACGGCGTGACGGTGCTGGACACGGCCGTCAAGATCATCAAGCCGCGCGGCTGATGACCCAGCGGGCACCGGCCCACCCGCCGGCGCCCTGGTTTGAAACATCAATTTCAGGAGGCCAACATGGCAACCATCAAGAAACTGGGTCTGGGCGCGCAGCAGTTCGGCGGCTTCACCCCCTATGGCAACGTCACGAGCATCCGCGCGACGCTGCAAACCGCTGCCAACGGCGGCGCCATTGGCGCGGACAGCGCAGCCCCCATCGCCTCGGGTGATGTGGTGGTGCTGGAGAAGCTGCCCGCAGGCTTTGTGCTGGAGGACGCTCAGGTGATTGTGTCCACGGCCATGACCGCGGCGGTCACGGGCTCGCTGGGCTTTGTCTATGCCGACGGCGTGGACAGCACCGAAGCGCCGCAGGACGCGGCCTACTTTGGCGCTGGCCTGGTGCTCAACGCGGCCGGGCGCTTGCGCTGTGCAACAGCCAAGGCGCCGGTCAAGCTGCCCAAGGAAGCCTTCCTGGTGCTGACCACCGGCGGCGCGGCCAACGCCAAGGCCTCGCGCATCGACGTGATCGTCCATGGCGAGCGCATGGGACCGAAGTAAATCGGCACCACCCACTCGGGCGGGTCATGACGGCCCGCCCGTCCACACATTCAACCGGAGCGAGCCCATGGCCGAAGAACAACTGATTGGCGTGACATACACGGGCAGCGAAGACCCGTTCGTCGATCGCATCTACCGCTCGCGCCTGACGTTCGAGCACGGCCAGACGCGCGAGCTGCCGCCCGAGCTGGCGGCGAAGTTCTTGCAGCACGCCGATGTGTTCCAGGCTGCCGGCGAGGCCAAGGCCAAGAAGCCGGCCAAGTCCAAGGACGACACGCAGGAGCAGCTGGAGGCCGCCGAGAAGGCCGAGAGTGAGCGCCGCGAGCAGGAAAACACCCGCTTCGAGGTTCACCAACAGATCGACAAGATGGACAAGGCCGCGATGCGCGACTTTGCCAAGACCAATTTCAAGGTGGACTTCCCCGGCGCGCTGGGCGAGGCCAAGATGCGCGAGCAGGTCAAGGGCCTGGTTGACCAGTACGGCACGCCATGACGCTGGAAGAGCTGATTCGTCGCTTTCGCGTGCTGGCGATGGACAAGGCGCAGCCGTACCTGTTCGCCGACGAGGATGTGATCGACTGGCTGAACGATGCCCAACGCCAGGCCTGCATCCGCGGTCGGCTGCTGCGCGAGGACGCCAACCCGGCGGTGTGCGAGATTGCACTCGACCCGTCGCAGAAGACCTACCCGCTGCACAAGGCGGTCTACGAGATCATCAATGCTCGCATCGTTCCTGTCAGTGGACGGTCGCGCCCGGTGTTTCTGGCTTCGCGCGAGTGGATGGACGAGAACATGCCTGACTGGCGCGATGATCACGGGCCGGCCGAGTTCGCCATTCAAGATGACACCAGCATCCGCGTGTCCGGCGTCATCACGACTGGCGACAAGCTGGCGATCGAGTGCTACCGCACACCGCTCAAGGTGCTGGCCAACGACGTCGATAAGCCAGAGATTCACGAGGCGCACCACGAACACCTGATTCAGTGGGCGCTGCACAAGGCGTTCAGCGTGGTGGACGCGGAGACGTTCGACGCCCAACGCTCAGAGCGCGCCGAAAATGAGTTCACGCGCTATTTCGGCACGCTGCCCGACAGCGATCTGCGGCGCGTGACGCGCATCGACGTGCCGCATCACAACGCGGCAATCTTGCCGTAACCGATACGGACGGTTTGCCCCCGCATAGGGTTTGCCGCTCCAGTGGCTGCCCGCGAGACTTGCCGACATGACGCTCGATTCAACCCAGCGCCTCGGCCCATTCCCACTCGGGATGGACAACCGCGTGCCGGACTATCAGCTCAAGTTGCCCGATGACGCAAGCACGGCGCTTGCTGTGCAACCAGGCCGACAGAAAGTCGGGACAACCAAAAGGAGCCAGTGATGGCAAATAATTCGTACCCAAAGGGCATGCAGAAACTGTTGTCGGCCACGATTGATTTTGCTGGCGACACGATCAAAGTGTGCTTGCTGCCGAACACGTACACGTACAGCGCGGCGCACGAGTTCGTGAGCGATTTGGGCTCCCGCATTGGCACGGACCAGGTACTGACCAACAAGTCGGTCACCGGCGGCGTGTTCGACGCCGATGACGTGGACTTCGGGACTCTGGCGCCGGGCAGCACACTCAAGGCCATCGCGGTATACAAGGACACGGGCAACCCCACAACGTCGCCGCTACTGTTATATATGGACCAGCTTGCGGGGTTCCCGATGGGGACGAACGGGGGCGCGGTCACTGTTCCGTGGGACGACGGCCCCAAAAAAATCGCCCGCATCACCGCGCCGTTCTACCCGAAGGGGGCGGAAAAAACACTGTCCGGGGGCATCGCTTGGGGCTCGGACAATATCAAGGCAGCACTGGTGCCGAACGGCTACAGCTACGACGCTGGGCACGAGTTCTTGTCGGCGGTCGGTGTGCCGCTCGGGATCGTCGCGCTGAGTAATCGGTCGGTGACGAACGGGGTGTTTGATGCCGATGACGCTGATTTCGGGGCGATGACTGGGCCTGGCGTTGCCGGCGCGATTGTGCTGTTCAAGGACACGGCCGATGCAGCCACGTCGCCGCTGCTTCTGCACATCGCTGGCGTTGTCGGGTTCCCGCACACACTGAATGGCGGCGGGCTGAAGGTGGTCTGGTCGGACTCGGCCAGCAAGGTCTTCTCGCTGGTTCCTGCCTGATCGGATGGGCACCATGCTCGTATTTATCAACAACGCGGAGACCGAAACGCTCGAAGCGCTGGCTTCGTTGGAGGCCAATGAGGCCCGAGTGGACGAGGTTGAGGTTGACCCCGGCGTAGAGGGCATTTTTCCGACGTGGCTGGATGCGTATGACGCCGAAATGGACGTCACGATCACGGACGAAGCGAACGCACCTGGTGAGTATGAGATAGCCAGGCTGCGTGCTGTGACAATAACGGCGGGGCCGACCGTGAAGTTCACACTGGCGCGTTTTGCCGGTACGTCGGCCAGAGCTGCCTGGTCATCCGGCGCCTCCATCTCCGCGCGGGTGACTGCGCAGATGCTTGAGTCGTTCCCCCAAACTGAGTCGATCGCCCCTGATCATGTGTACACGGTGCGGGTGGGGCGGTCTGGCGTACAGCGCAACATCACGTTCGGCTCGCTCCCAGCGCTGTCTGTGGTCGCGCCGTTTGCAGACGAGTATCGGACGCACTACTCAGCCAAGGAATATCCAGCCGGCGCTGAGCTGATCTTCCGCACACGGGCTGTGGACATCGGGGTCCCAGCGGGATACTCGGATGGGTCTTCGTACTCCCACGGCGTCATCGTGGTGCCGGCGGTGGCCGATGGATATCAGTATCAACTGCTCCGAAGCCCTGATGGCAAATACAACGCAACCGGCACTGTCGCATTCCCAGGAGACGGGAGCGAGGTAGAGGCGCTCACGGATGACGACCCACCTGAACACGTCGGCTGGTGGATACCAACAAGCACGCCGATCGTTCTTGAAGAGTCGCTGCCAGGCGATAGCTTTGTCCTGACTGAGATTGGGTTCCTTGGCTCTGCCACCGGCCTGAGCACGCCCGCCGTGGTGTCGATCGGCGTGACCGGCGACACCACGAAATTCCTCGACCACGGAAACATTTCTGACGGCTTCACGCGCCTGACGGTCCCGATTGCTGACAGCTCTGATAACGACGATCTGATATTCACGGTGCATACGCCGGCGGATGTGAGCCTTGTCGGGAATTTTTTCTTCCGGGGCTTCATCATCCAAAGTTCGGTCTATGCTTAAGGCGTAGTTGTGTCCTACCCGCTCATCAACGGCGCCGTAATCAACGGCGATGACGAAGGGGCCTTGGCGTCGTCCGGTCTCTCCCTCGTGTCGTGGTCAGCGCCGACGATGTACGCGGCGGTGCCGGCGCCGGCCCAGGACCCGTCGCTGGAGATCAGCGACGGCGGGGCGATCAAGCTCGGGGTGGACGTCGCGGCGACGCCTTATGACGGCATCGACCTGTGCCGCAACGACGGCCTGCCGTGGGTTTTCTACGGGCAGCCGCCTGCGGACATGACGTTTGCGGCCCCATCCGACACAGCCCTAGAGTTCGGGGACGCATCGGCGCGCAGCGATGTATCGCTCGGGGCGCCGACGGCCCAGGCGCTGGAGCTGGGGCTACCCAGTGTTCAGACGGTGCTTTGTCCCGCGACGGCAGGTACCCCGCTGGAGCTGGGCGAACCTGGACCTTCAGCCACGGCGCTTTTTGCTGGCGGGTTCATGGGGCTTGAGTTCGGCGAACCGTTGGTGAGCTGGGCGCACCCGGCGGCCGGGTTTGACCTGGCGCGGTGGACGCCCCCGACCGTGCGCTTTGGCGGCTCGTCGTTTCCGGCGCCGACAGCACAGGCATTGGAGTTCGGCGCGCCGGGCATGCCCTTGGTGGCATTGTCTGCGCGTCCGGCGTCGGCGCTTGAATTTGGCCGGGCTGCAATTGGGCTGGGATCGACATGCTGACGTTCGGCGGCTTCACTGGCATCAACAACGTCTTGCCGGAGCACCGCCAGGGCGCGAGCGATCTGCGACGCGCGGAGAACGTGAATATCGGTCTGACCGGCGAGATCACGCGGCGCGGCGGGTTCACCGAGGTGTCGGATCAGTGTCACAAGAACCTTTGGCAGGCCGATGGCTTCATGCTGGCGACGTGCGGCAGCGTGCTGACCGCAATTCACCCGGACGGGGCGCGGCACGTCATCCACCCAGCGCTCGGCTATGCCCGCGTGTGGTACTGCAACCTGCCCGATGGCCGGACGACATTCACCAATGGTCTGATTCAGGGGGTGACCGATGGGCTGGTGGGGGCTGAACGCAGCATCCCGTCGCCGGTATCCCTGGGCATACACAGCGCGGCGTTCGGCGCGCTGCATGCTGGCGAGTATCGGTACTACCTGACGCACGTTCGCCTGAGCGACCGACTGGAGGGGCCGGCCATCAGCTCAGGGATGGTCGAAATCAGCGACGGCGGCCTGCGGCTGGACGCGCTGCCGCAGATCGACGGACACGCGATCAACGTCTATCTGAGCGGGCGCGACGGCGAGGGGGCCTATCTGGCCACCACGACGACCGACACTGCGGTCGAATGCACTGGCGCGAACCACGATCTGGTGCTGCCATGCCGCACGCTTGGCGCGCAGCCGTTTCCAGTGGGCACGATCACCGCCGCCTGGCGTGGGCGTGTGCTGGTGGCCGTGGGCGACGCACTGTGGGCCAGCCGCCCGAGCGCGCCGCACCTGGCGGACTGGCGCGACTTCAAGCCACTTGGCTCGCCGATCACGGCCGTTCAGCCGGTTGATGACGGCATCTATGTGGGCACGGAGAAAGAGCTGGTGTTCCTCGCCGGCACGTCCTGGGATGCTCTGTCGTTCACGGCGACGGGCCACGGCAGCGTGGTTCCTGGCTCCGGTGTTTCGGCGCCAGGGCAAGACATCCAGCTGGGTGAAGGAACCGGGCGCGGGGCAGCCATGCTGTGCATCGCTGGCGGCGAAGTCGTGGCCGGGTTCGCAGGCGGCCAGACGGTCAGCCTGACCGATGGGCGCTACTGCACCGACGTCCAGGAAGTGTGCGCAACATTCCGCGACCTGCCAGGCGTCGGGCCTCAATACCTGGCGGTGCCGCAATGAGACGCATCTGGAACCCGCTTGCCTTCGACATCTTCGGCAACCCGAATCCGATCGTGGCGCCACCGCAGCTGCGGGTGCAGGGCGGGACACTGACCGAGGTTCAGGCCCTGAGCGCGCAGAACGTATTCGCCAAGTTCTGCAACAGCGCACGCCTGTCGAGCGTGCCGAATCCCACTGAGTATGGCCAGCTCCCCGATGGCTCCCAGTACAAGATCGTCGATGTGGCTGGAAACCGGACGATGTTGGTGTGGGCGAGCGAAGGTGACGGGGGCTCGGAGGAAGGCGGCGGGATGATCTGCCTGCCGCCGTCCAGGCCGAATGTGGACTTCACGGTCCCGTACAAGAGTGTCAGCGCCTTGTTCAGATGGGCAAGTTCCGAGACCGTCGTTCTCGACGTATTTTCTCTCTACGCCGAAGTTTCCGGCGATGGGACCGTGGTCACATACTACACAGGCCCCCCGAAGGACGGGGAGGATCAATACGCTTCGTGGAGGGATACGGTCGTGTG